ACATTGGCCGATGGCGTTGTATTGGTTGCGGTGGAATATACCACGGCCACAACCAACACCATACGCGTTTACACGATTGATACCGAGGGTGCCGTAACGTTTACCAACATTGCCGGCGTTAACAATTCCACATTGGGGGGGGATTTACGCCACCCGTGTTTGTGCGTATTGGATAATGGCAACGTGTTGTGTTTGTTTTATGCGATTGATACGGCCACCGATACGGCCAACGTGACCGTTTACGAATCAACCGATAATGGGGGGGCGTGGGATCTGATATCCACCCGTGCGTTAATTAGTGAGATCGATTTATCCACGGTATCGGCATTGCGCAAAATTACCGCGGCGGCCTCAAAAACGCAAATTGTGTTGTTCATCGAAACGGCATTAACCACCGGCACGAATAAAAACAAGGGTTACCAATATGCCAGTATTTCGGACGGTACCAAATTCGATTTGGTTGGTGTTACACCCACCAATTCTACAACATACCGTATGCATGAAATCGATGTGGTACAACACAATGGCGTGTTTATTATTTCATTCATTCGCAACACCGATCAAATTGGCGTTACACAAATAACCGATGCGTACAACAACATATTTAACGCGTTGGTGTTCGCAAATATTGCAACCATCGATGGCGATTTTGTGGCATCGGCTAGTGCCGATCTTTTATCGAATGGTGACAAATCGATGCACATGGATACCGATGGCCGGATCTATTTGTACGCCCGGTTGTTAACTAACAATTTGGTGGGCGTTGCATACTCGGATACCGCCGGCCAATCGGCCGTGGATTATGGGCGTGATTGGAAATTGATCAAAAACCCAACCGATACCAATAATTTGCGGTTTGCTAAAGTGATCGATTGCGGTGCCGTGGGTGATGTTGCGAACATTACAACCGCATCGTACAATGGCCAACAAATCATGTTTAACAATTGGTTGCCCAACGGTACCAATGCATACCAACACAGTGTGGTAATGTTGCGGTTGGGGATGTGGGCCACGCAATTGTACCCCGCGTTTGTTGAGTATCCAACCGATCAGGATCGCACATATACCACGTTGGATTGGATGCCGGCCGATCTACCAACACAGGGTGGCGAGTGGGCCAAATCGGTATTGGGTAGCCCATCGGAAACATTAACCGGTGCGCGTTTGCGCATTGCAACCGCATCGGGCGGTGTGGAATCGTTGCAATACCGGCATACCGTTGGCAATAAAACAAACGGTTGTATTGTACATGCCAAATTGGACGGTATAACAGGGGGTACGGCCACGGCCGGCACGTACATCGGTGTACAAATGCAAAACGTATCCAGTACAACCACGGGGTACCATGTGCGCGTGTACATTACACCCACCGCGTTGTATTTGTATGATGTGTTGGGATCGGCACAATTGGATGCCGTTACCGGGTTGGATGTTGGCGAGCGTGCGTTGTGGATGCATTTGGATAACAGTACCGGTAACGTTACCGTTTATTACACAACCAAACAAGGCCCGCGACAATATGCCACGTTAACAGGGCGTGCGCGATTGGATAACCAAACCGCCAACAATTACATTTGGGGCGCATCGGGTACCACCGCCGGCACCCAATCCGATTGGGCGTTTTTCTCATATTCCGAGGGTGACGAAATGGGTACCGGTGTTAATTCCACATTGAACGGCAAACAATACCCGGCATTGGGATATTACGCGGCGTTGGATGCGGGATTATACATTACAACACAGGATGGCCCCGCGCGCCAAACCGATCAATGGGAAATTAAACCGCAATACGATTACCCGATCGATCGGATCTTGTATCCAGTATCACCAACCCGTGGCAACGAATGGCGATCCGATGCCGTGGCCGATCCCGATGTGGATGCGGTACCGCAAAACGATATTGCGCTCGCGTTGGATGCCGATAACCCATCTTCATTGGCATACCCACGCAACGCGGCGTTGGGGTTGCATTTGGCTGGTATTAATTTCCGTTATTTCTTTCTTCAATTGTATAACGGTGTATCGTGGGCAACACATTGCGCCGTACAAAACCAGGTTGGCCCGCAATTCAATTATACGCGTGCGAGTAACACGATTCGATGCACACAAACGTTAACCAATAGTGTGTTTTTACATTATGGTGAATGTACCGATTGGTATTTATATTTGTATGATGATGAAGATCAATTATTGGTTCGTAAAGTGGTACACAATACCGAGGGTGTGATCAACAATACCACAACAACCAAAACGGTAACGTTTACGATTGAAGATCCGGCCGGTATTCCGGCAACCGGGTATGCCAAATTGGTACCCAATGCATGCACGGCAATATTGCACAACGTTACCGGCCTCAGTGCGATCCGTATTCGCATTGCAAACGAAAAAACAAACGAGGGGTACCACAAAATGGGCCATGTGGTATTTGGCCCCGTGGTATTGCCGGCAACCCAATATGGCCGCGGCCGTACAATCAATTTTGAGGCCAATACGGAAACAAACGAGGCGCAAAACGGTGTATTGCATACCCGTGTAAACGGAAAGGGTGGCCGTACCGTGCGCATTGCGTGGGCGGATGGCGTTGACGTTACCGAATTGTACAACACCGATCCAACACCGGATTATTATATAACAAAATCAGGTGGTATTCCGGCGGCGGCCATTGGTAGCGCACCCACAACCATGTACGGTATTGTGCAACAAATGCAAGGCAACCACAACGCATTGGTGTATTTGCCAACCGTACCAACCGATGCCACAACACCGTGTACGTTGATCAACCGATACCACGACCACATAATGGTAACATTGGGTAATGATGTGCAAATCGAAAATGTTATTGGTGATGAAAGTAAAAACGAGGTATTACGGGTTGGTACCGTGGTAATGCGTGAGGTGAGATGATGAACCCAACCGATCTAATTGGCGGCGCGCCGGTGTTCTATGTGCAATTTGTGTATAATTCCAAACAATACCGGTTGTGTGAGATCGCGATCGATGTTGTAGGCGATGATGGCAATATTTTATACACGGATGGTTTAATACAATTTGATTATTCCGAATCAATGGCCGCCGCTGGAGATATTGAACAAAACAACGTAATGTGCCAATTGGCGTTGCCCGAAACGGATATATTAGATTTGCACAACCGCGGGTTGGGGTTGGATGGTGTAACGGCCGAATTTGGTTATTACATTGTACGAACCGGTGCCATTATGCAAACGTATGCCGATCGCGTTGTTTTATTCCGTGGGCAATTCGAGGCACCCCAATTTGGAGATCCAAACGAGCCAAATAATTTTGTTGCGGTATCAATCGAGGCGCACCCACAAACACCCAACCGGTTGTTGTTGGATATTGGTGTAATTGATGAACGATTCCCAAATCGAGATATTGATACGGCCGATGGTAAACCGTACCCAATTGTATTTGGCAAACCAGGCGAATTGATCACCAATGGCATTACACGGGAAATATACGCAACCCCTGCGTATTGTATTAAAAGGTATGATTCACATAGTGCGCACATGATGATTTGCGGCCATGATATTGTGGCGGCCGTTGCCCCAACCGTTATTATACGCGATGATAACGGCCAAACCGTAACCAAAACACCCCAACGTGCCGTTGATCAATACGGCAACGTATACCATTACATAACATTGTTGCCATCGGATAATGTTGCAATGCCCGGTTACAGTGGATCGGGTGATTCTAACGAATGGTGGGTACATTGGAATACGCCGGCGTTGCCAAACCAATTTGGTACAACACCCGATACCATACCGGGGGATGCATTGACTCGTGCCGGAGATGTGTTGTTATTCGGGATGTTGCGCACTGGCCAACCAATCGATCGGGGTGCATGGGCCAATATTGCGGCCATACTCAATACGTACAAATTGGCGGGGTATATTAACGATCCAACCATGTATGCGTGGGAATGGTTACAGGGTAACATTTTACCGTTGTTGCCAGTATCGATCCGCATGGGTGCCAACGGATTGCGGCCCGTTGTAGATTTGTTAACAATCATCAAACAGATCGAACCCACGGCGCGTTGGATTGTGGATGATTCTAGCGAGATACAACAGATCGGGCCAATCACCCAAATAACCGAATTGGGGGATATTGTAAACGATTATACCGTTGAATATGGTTACAATGGTGTGGGTGATGATTACGCGGCCATATCTCGATGCCGTGGAATCATCCAAACGGCAAACCAATTTAAAACCAACGCGGCGGTTACTAGTACAAACCGGTATGGCATTAAACAGGGTGCCACGCAAACAAATTACGTTTATGACAATGCAACGGCCGATATGATTGCCGCAACGTATGTACAGGCGTATGCGTTGCCACGGTTCGAATTGGCGGTACATGCCAACGTGCAATACGGATACATACAAATTGGTGATATTATACAAGTAACCGCGGATCGGTTGGCGTTGGATGCCCAAAACGTAATTGTAACGGGCAAACGGTGGGCCGGTACCGTTTGGGAATTTGAATTACAATATATATTGGGCCAAACATGATTGTATTTATTGATCGGCAACACGCCGGCAAACCAAACAGATTAGACGATCGCGGCGCATCGGTGGATGTGGATGGCGATGGCGTGATCGATTTGGAGGCGGTAATAACGGCCCGAATTGCGATCCAATTGGAACAATTTTTAATGTTACAAGGCCATCACGTAATGCCGATCAGCGATGGCACATACAAACAACGGCACGATCGCGTAAACGAATACGCCGCCATGTACCCAAACGAGGTTTGTATTTATTTGGCCATGCATTTAAATGCCGGCGGTGGTACATACGGTGCGTTTTTTCATCATCACCAATCCACAAACGGTGCCATACTGGCAAACCACATTGGCCAATGTATGATGCAAAACAACATAGATATTTCAGATTGTAAAACCATTGCGGCACATCCTGAGGGATGGACAAAAAACGCATATTACACAATACGGGGCGTTGGCCGCCCGGTGGCGTTGTGTTGTGAACCGGTGTTCATGGATAGCCCACGGGGCAAATTAGATAATTTAACCGTAACCCGTATTGCCGATGCGATTGCCGCCGGTATACATGCGTACTATTTGGAGATCAAATGAGTGAACAATTATTAATGGAATTGGCCACCGGCCCCGTTGCCGCGTTGGCGTTGTGTATTGGTGCAATTTATTTTGTGGCCCGTTGGGTTGCGCAAAATGTACCGGTTTGGATTGATCGCCATTTGAACCAAATTGATAATATGGTGGAATCTCATAACGAGGATCGCGAGGTTTACAAGGATAGCATGGCGGAAGTGAACCGATCCATGCAAACATTGCACGGCGATCTAACAGTTTTAAAGGGTGATGTATCCGAGATCAAACAAAAAATTGCTAACAATCCGGCCGGCCGCCAACAGGTGCAATAATTTTTGTAATCGCATCGGGCGGTAACAAATCAAAATGGCAACGGGCAAACACGGTGTAATCGTGTGTATCGTTGCGTACAACGAATTGCGGCAAATTGGGGTGGTATTTGGCCACCGTTTCATACAATACACGGGTTTTTACGATTGCAATGTACACCCGGCCGTTGTACGTGTGGGCCTCAATCGTATAATCAGGCATTAAAAAATTGTGTTGCAACAGGCGTAACATTTTGGGCAATTCGCATTGTACGTTTGGGTGCCGGGTGTTCAACCATCGCATTGAAAAATGTTGTTTGGGCCGCCCATCCCATATACGCGCCGCAATACCCATACGGCCGTGCATGTAATCGATGCCGTGATCTAAATCGTGATCGGTGCCAATCACATCCAACCAACGATCGGCCCAACCGTTGGCGCGCAATACTGGTATTACATGTTGTTCGAATCGACGATGGCCGCGCGGTATATTTTCATTTTTATTTATCATGCGATCAACATAGCACATAACCCGATGCGTTGGGCGTTGTATGTGTGTACTATTGGACAAATTATCCACATTTACAAAAATAGTTTGTTATTTTATTTGCATACTTATGTAAACATGGTATACTTAAGTATACCCAATAAGGGTATGTAACTAAAACCAAAACAACCGAGGCAAAACAATGGTACTACCTAAAAATGTACAATTACCGCATGGTTACACAATGCAAAATGTAACCGAGATCCAACCAGTAACAAACACCAATATTATATTGTGTAAATTAACAAATGGTGGAATTCTAGTATTAAAACCATACGGATTACACAACAAATATCCATGTGATTTTTTATGGCGGGGCCGTTTTAGTAATCATACATACGAGTTTAACCGCGTAGAATTACAAAAAATTGAAGATACCGTAAACAACCTATAAACAACCAACCCGGTGTGGCCCCGTTTGGGGCCACCCATTAACCGAGGCAAACCAATGCAAACCAAAATATTAGTTATTACATACGTATCCGGCAAAATGGAATGGATGCCATACAACGTTGCCGCGTTAGAACATATAACCGCATGCCACGATTTAGTGGAATCAATGCAGATCGTACCGATGGGCCAAACCGATTTGCACAACATGGCCACAAACAAACGTGTATTGGTAATAACCAATGTAACGGGTACAATGGAATGGTACCCAATGGCCGTTTGTACATTGAATCACGTTACACAATCGCACGAATTGATCGAATCAATGTATATTGTTGAGGGGGTACAATGAACCGCAAACAGGCAAAACACATTGGCAAGCAATTCGGGCAATGTATGGTAATGTTGGGCATTGCGTTGTTAATATTTCCATTTTTTAAAGCATTGGCATACGTTGCCACAATTTACAATTCACTATTCTATTAAACGAGGTACACAAAATGTTAGATATGAACAATAGAAAGCACCGCAAATTGGTGCAATTATACGGCCGTGCGGCGGCCAAACAAATGTTGGGTGGGGCAGGATTCGCGCCCACATTACACGCGGCGGTGGATGCCTCCAAATACACACGGGCACATTTGGCACGTGAAATTGGATGCAGTAAACCGGCGTTGGATAAATGGTTAAACGGTTCACAATATCCCGCGGTGCATTTCCTGTTGCGGTTGGCGCATGCGTTGTATGCGGTATACAATGAACACGGTAATGTTACCAATCAACAGATCGTTGATCAACATTTTATTGCGTTTGCGCAATTGATCTCATTGGAGCGTTAAAAATGTGGAATTGTTTACACACTGGATTGATTGCGGGGCCACCCGTTGCAATGGGCCGGCCACGTATGAGCCGCGGCGGCCGTGCATACACCCCCGCCAAATCACGCGAATACATGAACATGGCGATCGAACAGATTAAAACCGATTGGCACGATAAACCACCGTTGGCCAATCAACCGTTAAAATTGTGCGTGCAATTCATCCACAAACGGCCGGCACGCATAAAGGTACCGGGGCGTGTGTTAAAAACCACCAAACCGGATGTGGATAATTTGATCAAAATGGTAATGGATGCCATATCCAAAGCCGGCGTATGGGTTGATGATAATTTAATTGTAGAGATACAAGCCACGGATTATTACGCGAATTCATACGAAACACCGCACACAATGTACAGTATTTACGAACACCAACCCGAGGCATAAACAAACCGGGTTGTTATTACCATCCGAGGCATACAATGGAAATAACAACATTTACACACATGTTAAACGTGCGGGGCCGCAATCAACAATGCACCGTTGATCAATTGGCCCGTGCGTTAACGCATCCCGTTGCAAGTGGATGCGAAAAAAAGAATATTCCGATGTGGTCACCAACCACGTTTAACGGTACCCGTGCGGGTGCAAACGCCGTTGCCGTGCATTGTTTGGTGTATGATATGGATGATGGATTAACCGCGTTTGATTCGTGGCGGTTGTTTGGTGATTGGCAAGTGATTGCGCATACATCATACAGCCACAAACCACATTGGCACAAATACCGCATTGTGTTGCCGTTGGCGCAACCAATACCCGTTGCCGATTGGGGCCGCGCCGCAACCGCCGCCAACGAATTGTGGGCCGATGTTGTGGGCCGTGGTATTCCAGATCAATCGGCCATAATCGATTGCGCACGGGCATATTACCGTTACACCATACCCGAGGCCACGCGCACGGAATCGCACCCAATGCACACGGGCCATTACCACCAAACGGCGGTTTACCTGGACGCGCCGCCGTTGCGGTTGGATTACTCGCATATACCGGTGCCAAAACGGTTTGTACGGCCCAAAACACGCCAAACAACATTGCGTGGTACCGAAACCAAAACGGTGCGCATGGCGATGTTGGATCCCGCGGTGCGTATCGAGGTTGCAAACCAGATTGGCGCAACGGTTAATGGCAACACGGTGCGCAACATCCATTGCCCGAATTGTGGGCAACCTGAGGTTTATTACACCATCGATCCCGATACGGT